AGCAATTGTAAAGTACTTCATTTCTTTTCCTCCTTTTATTAATAATCACTTGGTGGCTGCCGATTGGCACATCCACGAACATCACATTTCTTTAGCTCGGCTTCTTTAAGACGCAATTCCAACTCATAATTCTTCTTTATAAGTTCCAGCTTTTCAGCCTTTAGTTTATTGTTCTCAGAATACAGGAAATCTACTTTCCCGTCTCTTGAGGTCATTCGCGCATCAGACTTATCAAGCTGTCCGGATAAGTTAGAAATTACATTCAAAAGATTCTGTATCTCTGCCGCATCAGCGGAAGCATCTTCTTTCCGGGCATTCGTTTTTCGATTTACCCAGAAAGTTATACCCCATCGTATAGCTTCGAACCCACCTAATGTTCCGACTATAGCCAACCATTCGTTTAAGCCCATATACTTGACATTTTCAAAATTAATACTACCTTTGTTATCGCATAAGACCGTTAAGGTCTTAGTATTTTGTCGTTATCCCGCCCGGCTAGTGATTGGTAGGACGGGATTTTTAGGCACAAAAAAAGCCCATCGACAACACGGGCTGTCAATGGGCATAATCACATGTACAAAGGTACTAATTATCCCCTAATTCACAAGGCTTTTCTTTCATTCTTTCAAGATGATCATCAAGTGTTTTGTGATTACACTTTAGTTTTCGGCAGATGGCCGCTTTGGAATATCCATAATCGAGCATAGTCCGGATAACGCCTTCTTTACCTGTCAGTTTATAGTGAGTATTCTTATCTCCTTTCTTCCGGCCAAGTTGCATGCCATTAGCTCTTCTCCTGGCTAACCCCTCTTTGGTTCTTTGACTAATTAGATCACGCTCGATCTGAGCAGACAAACTAAAGGCAAAAGCAAGCACCTGGCTATTGATATTATTGCCAAGCTCATATTTCTCCTTTACAGTTAAAACGAATGTCTCTTTGCTCATACAAAGATTAAGCATAGACATAATTTGCATTAGGTTTCTGCCTAACCGGCTAATTTCAGACAGTACAAGGGTATCACCTTTCTTCATCTTCTTCAGTAATGGACCTAACTTCCGGTCTTTAGCAGCTTTAGTTCCCGAAACTGTTTCAGAAACCCATTTGTCAATGACTAATTGTCTTTCTTTTGCAAAATTCAGCACTTCAAATCTCTGATTTTCGACAGTCTGTTTGTCGGTAGAAACCCTGATATACGCGTAAATCATTTTTGCCGGTTAAGGTAACAAACTAATCTTGCCTGAACAAATAACACAAAGGACGCCCGTTAAAAGTGTAAGATATGGAGAAGATTATTATTACAGATTTGAACATAGTCGAAGAAATAAGGGAAGCTATTCCCACAGTAACCTCTAAGGCTAAAGGATTAATGCCTATGGATGGATTTTTTTCTAAAACACCTCTTTCGAAGGAAGACAACGTTGATGAACTGTTAACAACTGGTATTTACCCTCATGGCTTTCGCATTGTTACTTCTATAACAAGCTCATCTTATGGTATTCTGTTAGTCTTTAAAACATCATATAATTATGTAGTGCAATTGGATCTTTCATTAAATGGTACAATTTGTATAAGAGGCTGTCATACATCTCCAAGTGATGGTTCAGTTATCTGGGATAGCCAATGGACTAGAATTAGTTAGATGGGGAATTTCCCATCTAACTAATAAATTCTGTATAATGTATGTATTACAATTCCGTCCAGTCAGATATATCTGTTGTTATAACATGCGTAAAGACACAATCATCGGTGTAAAAACCTTGGAAACATGTTCTAAAAGAATATTCCGTATTGAACTTTATTGCCATATAAAGTTGCCCGCTGTAATAACATGTACCTAAATTAAAATTTGTACTTGCCCCATAAAGTGCCGCACTTGCAATCTTTAAATCGCCAACCAACCTTCCTGTTACTCTAAAAAAAGACAAATCTGTTTTAACATAGAAAGGAGCATACGGTTGACCATCTACAACTCCACCCCTCAATAAAAACAATGAGCCTAAAACGCCTATAGCATCAATCGTATCTGTTAAATTAGGAATTGGGGCGATTAACAATATTCTACTCCCGATTCCTGTCGTAGAGCCGGGTTTATACTGAGTATATCTCAGTTTATTTGTTCCGGACGAGATAGCCTTATAATCCATTCTCAAAACATCATCTATCTTTGCTAGAATTTCTTTTCCAGATATATCAATTCCAACGAAAGAGGTTGGAGTGCCTACTGGGAAATTACCTATCTTTACTTTTTCCATACCTTATACTTTTAACGGGCGTTCTTTATACAGGAAAATTACCCAGCAAAAACACAATAGTCAGTTGAGTAAAAAACTGTGAGTTATATTGCCCGTTAAAAGTAGCAAGTATGGAAAAGATATATATAAATGATTTGGCGATGGTAAGTAATGTTACTCACGCTATTGGAATAGATGCGGGTGGAAATACAGTTTTGATTGGTAAGAGTAATCTTGCTGCTGATATAGCAAATTATATTCCATCTACTAAAGGTGAAGTTTGGATCGTTTATTTAGACAGTAACAAAAACAAGATTCTTGTACCTTGGGAACAGTGGACCACATCAAGAACGGATGCTGCAGGTGTAGCAATCATGTCAGGAGGCAGACGCCTGCTGATTGCGCCTCACGAATCTTCACTTTATTGGAGCTCTGTTGCCGGTTCCGGTGGGGCGGTAACAACAACGGTGAGGGCAACAGCAGACGTTGATTACGCGGGGCAAAGCAACACAAGCAAGATTGTCACCTCAGCTGCATTCGCTGGAGATGGAGAAGGGTATGCACCGGGATATTGCGCAGCGTATAGCAATGGAGGCGTAGCTGCCGGATCATGGTGGATGCCATCATTGGGAGAGTTAGGGATGATCTACGAAAAGTATGACGCCATAAATGCTGCATTGAAAAAAATCAGCGGAGCCACTCAATTGTCAAGAATTGTCTACTGGAGCTCTACCGAGTACTCGGCTACGAGCGCGTGGAATATGAATTTCGGTAGCGGCTATCGCGGGCGCAATGATAAGACGACGGGCGAGTTTCTAGTTAGGCCGGTTACAGCATTCTAACAGCATGAAGTATCTCTATATTTTCTTTATAAATTGCAGATATAGAAACAAGTTATTCTCGTGAATCAGATTATAGGGGCATAATGCCCCTATAATATTACTCCAACGTAGCTTCAAAACCATCCTCAAACTCAGAATTATCGGCAGACTCCATCTTCATAGTGATGCCAATTGTATTCATTGAGATGACTTTAAGAACAGGCGTATACTGATTGCGTTCAGCGTATATCCTACACACGCCATTTGCATCTGTTTTCCCTATAATCTTGATGTTGTAAGTACCTGCTAATACTTTCACTCTAAGGGTCGGATTACTTGTACTATTGGCAGACCGCCCCATAGAAATGAAATAAAGGTTGGGGATTCCTGAAGTGGTCGCAGAAACAGCTAATAATAAAGAGCCTGTAACGGCATTAGTCGTAGTCTCGCATATCAATGTGCTTGACTGGTCGTTTTTTGAACCGATTAGCCCGGACGGCATCAATCCTTTCTCACTAATGGTTGCAGTAGCCATATTATCCCTGATCTGCTCGATCACACTATTATCCGTTACCTTAATCTTTTCCATATATGGTATTTTTAACGGGCGTTTTTTCTATCAAGAAAATCAGCCCAATTTAACATTTAATTTTTAATCTCGTTTTGTTTAATTTTATTCAATCCATTAGATTACTTTCAAACCACCCTGCCAATTGGTAAGGCAGGGTTTCGCTTAACTTGCCGGATAATTTTTCATTGGTGCATTTCCTTGATAAAATGTCAACCCATAAATAGGATCAAGAATACACGAATAAGAGGTTGAACCGGTGTCAACAAGGAATTGCACATTTCTGTCTCCTATTATAGCTTGATTAATTATTCTATTATCCCGATATCTACGTAACCTAATACGAGGATAATAGATTTTTGATTCTTGATAATCTTCTTCTAAGAAACTTATATCTCCAACTTCATTATCATATTGGTTATACAATTTTATGCTGTTGCTTTCCGGATCGATTTCAATACGCGTTCCTCCTAATGAGGTTGAGAATTTGCCTCTTATTTCGGCATCATTAAATATAGTCTTACCAATAAGAAAATTCAAAAGCAGATTAGGAGTAAATTCTTCCGTGCCAAACTTTCGGAAATCATTGGTAGGATTGCCCGATGCATCAACACCCTGCTGCGATATCATATATTCATCCTGGAATACAGCCGAGCCTATCAAAGCGAAATTAAGAAGAGCAATCTCGGCCGCAATTAACTTGTCGTAAGGATAAGGCGTCCATAGTCCACTCTCTTGATGAGCTTCAATCCATTCCTTCGGGCTGATCTCCGTATTTCCAGGAACGCGGCTGGTCCACATGTACAACACATTGTCTTGCTTCAGATACTCTCCGTTCTTATACACATTGTCCACATTCCAATCTTCCGAACGCGGAAAAGGCGTAGGATTGCTAGCAATAATGTTCACCTGCTTGCTATCAATCTCTTTCGTCCGTGCAGCATCCTCATAAGCATAGATACTGATACGGTTAGCGGTAGCATACTGATCTGAAGGAATAGTGTAGTCATAAGAACTGACCTTTGAAACAGGTTTGTCCTCAAACAACTTCGTGACACTACTCCCTACAACACTTTCAACCCTAAACGTGAGATAGGCAGACATGGCCACCTTATTACTCCCTTCACCAGCCCAAAACCGGACCTGTAACGGTGCAGCCTGTACGTTATTAGCATCCAAAGATACTGTCTCTGGATTGACACCAATCCAAAGGCGTTCTGTTTCAGCTATTAAGTAGAATGTTCCTGTCAGTATCATATCATACAATTTATGCAGTCCCGCTAATAGAGCCTGACAAGCCCATTTTAGCACGTACCATGTCTTCAAAAGTAATCTTCGCATTGGCTCCCGTAAATGTGGCGGCACTCTTACCAGTAAGGATGAATGCGGCGCCGGCGTTATCTTTCAGAGAGAATGTCCAGGTTGTAATGAGCGAAGGAACTTCCTCACCTGTGCTACGTTTTACCGCTACCGGTGTGACTGTTGCAGTCTCGCCTTTTTTAACCACATTTCCACTGATACCTGTTAGCTTGAGCAATGCGTAATAGGGATCAGAAAAGTCAGTAATCTCATCATAGCCGGAGGCAACCAATGAACCGTCTTTCTTCACATCACAGCGCAATTTAAGTACGTTATCCACATCATTGGTAGAAACCACTTGAGTGCGAGATGTACCCCAGTTCGTGTCACCTGCTCCAAGCATTTTCACCCACTGGAAAGTAAAGCCGGTGTAGTCAGTGACTTCAACGCCATCTTTGAAAATACGTGCTGTCTCGGTCAGGGATTCTCCGTCCAGGAGAAGCTGTGAACCCTTATTATTAGATATCAGCACATCATACTGGTTACCGGTGGACTCTTGAATTACGACTTCCTTTGACAAGGCGTTGAACGCAATGGATGAACCGGAAATCTCTACCGTTCCAGATACGGTAATACGATCATTGTCGTAATTAGATATTGGCACAAGGTTTTTCATAACACGCAGAGCAGGCACTTTATAAGTGTCACCACCGATTGTTGTGCTGTAAGCATCCACTTTTTTGAAATACCCCACCATACCGGCATTAGTTGACAAACCGTTGCTGCCAAATGTCAGTAACAAGTCATTGTAGCGGAATTCAATCGTATTAGGAATCAAGACGCTGCCATCAGAGATATCACGCAGGATCACAACGACAGTCGGACGGTTATTCTCGGCCAACGTCTCAAAATCGGGAATGAAAACAGCCGTGCCTTTATTATACCTTTGTACAAGCGGAGTGCCTTCTACACGAAGTGTTCCGTTGATGGTAGTACCATCCATCAGGGCAATAAGGGTAAAACTTCCTTCAAGATTCATACATCACCCCCTTCCTGTTCAACTGGGTTTTCGGGCGATTCTTCAGTAGTGATATCTTCTTCCGGAGATTCACTATCACTACTGCTTCCACCAGTTACCGGTTCTTCACTACTGTTGTCCTCATCTTCTTGGGGAGGATCATAAAGGCCGCTCTCCTTTTGCTCTTTAATCAGTGCTTTCAACTTGTCATCCGAAAGGATTTCAGGGCTGAAATTGGAAAGCACCTTCAAAGCACTGAGCGGCAGGATTACACGGCCGTCCGGAATACGTTCGGCATATTTGTAATCGTAACCCTGCCCGTCCAGTTCTTCAGGTTTCACTAACAGATAATTCATAAGCTATTCATATTTAGATGTGATAATCAGTTTGCCGTCACCCGTGGTGAGGGCTTTATTGTCGCTCGTAGTCACCAATGCCGTTACCGCGTACATCCTCACTGAAGCATATACCGATATGGGATATAAGGGATCGAACGAATAAGCGGAAGGCACGAACTCCACCGTCCTGCCGCGACCGACATTTTTTGCCGTACTGCCGGCCTTGGCGGATTTCGCGTACCAGTCAATTATAAATAGGTTATCCTTGCTACTGTCAATCAGTTGCTTGTTATACGACAATATACACTCGTAACCTACAGTGGTATTCATGCGAGAGTTGATCTTGATACCTTTCGTCTGCCGGATGTCGGCACGCAATGTCCCCGGCATCTCCACTTTGATGGAAGTCGTCGCCTGCATTTCGTCCGAAGTCGGAGAAGACGGACGCGTGTCGGTATAATACGCACCGCGAACACGTACAGAAATATTCCTGAAGAATCGGGCATCGAGCGTCAGTGTTTTACTCCAGGTACCATCTGCATTCTTACCGGAGACAAAGACCTCTAATTCATCATCGGTAAAGTCACGCCATGTTGTGCCGTCAAGTATCTGCCACCAGAAAGCGGCATTGGCATCAGCTACGATATCCTCACCGGAGTATATTTGTGCGGTGATCGAGTATAGCCATTCTCCTTTACTGTTTGGCACCACCTCAAGAGGGTTGATTGTCCAGCCTTTGGGACGGTTGATCTTCAAAGAGTAATTGTTTGAGTCAAATATACTGGTACGAAGCACAATGCTACGCTCAAACTTCTCCTGGGTATTCTTTCGCTTGTCCGTGATAGAAAAGATACAATGCAGCTCTATAGGATTGTTATAATCCACATTCTTCTTTACCGTCAAAGAATAAGTAGGTCTACCTGTGGCAGATATGACATAATCATCATTGTTAACAATACGATTACTGCCATCTGCCTTTGGAGCACCTTCATACCATTCAGCACCGGTAATTGCCTGACTGCCGTTCATCAAACTTTCCGGGTCCTGAACGGATATGTAAGGCATGAGTACACAAGGAATAAGCGAGCGATCCGGCTCGTAGTCGTTCGTATCCTTGTTATAGTTCTGTACAGGATTACCGGATAGAACCTGTATCTCTGCCAGGAAAGAATAAGGATCAATATGTACCTGTACGTCTTTGGGTTGGGTTTGTATAGCCATAATTAAATCTTTTGTCTGATTTCAAGACGTTCGACTTTTACTCTCCCGTCGGCATTTAATACTATGCCTTTCCCTTTAAATAATAAATTCATAATCCACTTTATTTTTTTATTGTCCAACATATTATTTACTTTTGCTTTTGTCTAATTTTAAATTATAAACAATATGGCAGATTTCAACGATGAAAAGTCTAAAGAAATTTTAGACCTTATCAAAGAGAAAACGGGCGGTTTTCGATGTCCGTTGTGTAACAATGGTAAAATCAATTTAATTCAGCGTGAGGCTGTAATTCCATTTCCTGATGAAAAAGAGGGAAATTTTGTTCTATCCCCCCAATTATTCGCAAGATATTATTTTGCCATTGCATGCTCCCATTGCGGTTATACCGTCTTTTTCGACAGAGACATTCTCTTCAAAAAATGACGAAGTAAACATCCTGTCAAAGACTTCACACTTTACAAACCTGTGTGAAGTCTTTTTCTTTTGTAATTTTTTCTTTTTCATAACTTTCAAATTCTAAATCCAACATAATTTTCAACTGTCTCCATATCTTCGCCCACCGGGATGAATACCCGGCAAATGAACTTCACCGTTCTAACTGAAAGCCCCCATTCGCTCCCCATGTCAACTGAAGTCAGCCGGATAACATGCTTCTGTCCGTCCACATAGACAGGCTTCCAACTGTTATCGGCAGGGATATTCCCGGTATCCCGTAACCACTCCACTTCGACACCGGTAGTAGCCATAAGGACATTGGTGATATCACGGTTACCGTAACTCACAACGGCGGCAATATCGGTATTCACACCGTTTCTGAAGAACTGCCAACCGGCAGTAGAAGTAAACTCCAGGTGATAGTTCTTGTCACCTTCGAGCAATACCCATCCGGCAGAGTTCCACTGAGGTTCTTCAATCGTTTTATCAATCAGGCATCCCCATTTGCAGCCATAATGATAGACGGTATGCTGTTCCAGTGTAGTTATTACCTTCTGATTCTCTAAAAGAGTTTCATAGTCTACAAATCGGTAAGGTTCATCTCCCTGGGCGGTTTCCAAAGACCATTCACCTCGATCCACTTTTTTAGGGATAATCGTTCCATTCCAGTCAGCTTCATAGATCTTTTCAAAAACACCGATTTTAGCCATGACACCGACGTCGGTAGAGCCGATAGGAAGCTTCTCTATCATCTTTACGTTGGGAAAGCGCCCAAGAGTCAACGCATAGTTGTAATCTTCGAGAATCGGTTTGAATACATTCTGCAAAAACATGATCCTGCCTTCACGGGATGAAAGCAGCCAGCTTTGAGCACGCTCGTTCGGAGCTTCACCAGCATCCGGTACTTTCGCATTACCTTTGCGAGTCACATTATACCCTTCAACCGGTGGGTAGTTCTTGCCGCCCGGCACTTCGCTGTCGGGATAAAGAACTACAGTCAAAGTATTATCATTGCGGTTTTTCGATACTGGTCTGAACCAAGAAGTATAGTAGTCGGTACCTCCGATCAACAGCGAGTTCACGATTGAACATAATACGTCGTTTTCCTCTAATGTGGTCCAATCCGTATCTGTGCGCTTCTCCATAGTAAGCCGGTAAGTGCCATCATCCAACAACTCAACCTTTTCAATGGTGCCACAATCAGAGAAAGAGAAATCCCCGGCCATAGCCTGAATTTCATTGATAATTAAGCGCAAAACGGTCAGCGATGACCGCAACTCCATGCGGTCAGCCTGTATCCTCCCTTTATTATCCGCGATTATGCCCTTGCCCGCAGTTAGTGAGTCTATGGCTTCGCCAACCTCTAGTCCTCCTAATAACCTCAATAAGTAATTAGTGAAATCTGGTTTATCTTTACGAAGAAACATTGATAACGAACGCAATGCCGAGAACACATTGCTGTCAGTTGCAGGAGTGGAGTCATTCCTTCTTATCACATATACACCACTACCGCTTCCACCTGTATAAACCTGCCCTTTGAGAGTGAGATTTTCCACCTTGTCCTCTAGTTCCCCGATGCGGGAATAGGCGGCAGTTTCCCCGACAGTATATACGGGGGAATCATAAGGCTTATCAAGGTTGAATTCGAACCCGATAACCCTCGACAGCCTTCCGTTTTCGAAATAGGCTTTGTTTATGAGGTTCACCCTTTGACCGATACCGTAGAGATTATGCATTCCATCCTCGCTGTATGCGTTATCGGACATCATCGTGCAGTTGTAGGTGTTCGGGTCTATCTTAGATTTGGCAATGTACTTTTCAGCCTCTTCCTTCAGTTCCCGTTCGGCAGCGGATACAAGTCCTAATTCTGTTATTTTGGTTGAATCCCATCCTGACAAAACGTAGGTATCGCCGTCTTCGGGGATGAGCACCTCATCGGGCAACGGGCGACCGTAATCCTCGTTTCGGACAATTTCCCAAAGCTGTTCATCCTTACCGTCGGGATCAAAGGTTACAGCGAACACCATACCGTTCAATTTACCCGACTGGAAGATGATTGTCAATTCCTCGCCGGGGAGGATATAATCTTTGGAGAAAGTTATCCCTGTGTCCTTGAAACGGTAAGCGTCCCACTTCTTTTCGGTTGTTGTACCGTCCCCATTTTCTATCTTATCGATATATTCGTGAGTGGTGACATCCAACATGGTGCCCACCCTTCGAGGATAAATATCATCAAAGACAACCACCTGTTCAATGGCTTCTTCAGTACTCATATCTGAATAAGCGTCTATGTACAAAGTTCCTTCGGGTAGCATCAATCTTTTTTGCACCACACCATTTATCACCACCGCTTCGTCAACGGGACGGTAGTTGGCAGGAATGTTCCTTGTCGAGCCGAAAGCATAGATACGGGTGGCATAGGTTGACTGGGATTCGGAGCGTGACATTTCCCCCACGTTCTTAGCGATTTCCATATTCACGTAGTCGCCAAACTCGCATTTACCGAAGTGGATAATATTGTCTGTCACCCAGCACTCGCAATCCCATTTCTTCGCCATTTCAAAACAGGCATCTAAGATATTGGTGTTATCATAAGTCATTAACAGAGACTTGTTCTCGACCGTACCGTCAATGGAAAAATCAAAATCCTGTCCTTTGTAAGTATAACCAAAAGCTTTCAAGTTTCTCAGGACTATACTTGCTTGTACGTTGAGTGGAGCTGTCAGACTCCAGGACGCTTCCTGCCCAGATGTCTCCGGGGTATATTTGAAGATTTTATTTTTCCATTTCCAGTAGTGAGCATCAAGTCTTAGTTCATAATCATAGCCTGCGTTATCGGTGTTGAAGGTAGGACTCTGCAAATCGCACACTTCAAATAGTCCAAAGTCGCATTCAACGTAAGTTCCGAGCTTGAAGTATATGGGATTCTCCAAAGAGAATTTCAAAAGTATGTAATCCTCTTTTTGGAGCGTAAGCTTCCGCTTGCAACCTTCGTTGGGAGTGGTTGAAAGAAGAATGGCACCCGATATGTTTTTGATGTCTACTATCATAATACCCCAAAGTTCGGGGATAAAAAAAAGAGTGCCTAAAATTGGGCACTCTTATACACGACAATAAAACCAATGTCGTGAATTAGGTTCGATTAGCCGGATTATTTTTCTTATTTCGCACATACAATAAAGTCTTATCTTTTGTTATAAGACACTCACGAATCGCTTTTTGTGTCATTTCCTCGCCAAACCTATTATAGAATAACCTTATGGTACAATTACCCACGCCTATTATTTTAGCCCATCCTGCGATAGAGCAGCACTTGCCATCAACAGAAATAAAAACCGTGCGTCTTTGTTTTCTTGTATTTTCAAATGATGATAGCCACTGGCTATTTTCGGGCGAATATCCTTTATTGTTATCTATCCTATCAATGGTTAAATCTTCATTATACCCATTATTTTTAGCCCAATCATAAAAACTTTGAAAATCGTTTTTCCACTCGCTGCATACTTCAATTCCTCTTTCTCCATACGATGAATAATGGTCGTTTGTATGTCTGTAACATCGCCCCTTCATAGCACACCATATATTATATAGTCTTGTATCGGTTTTACCATGAGTAAAATTTGCCTTTATCATTTTTTCAGAGTTTTTCTTTCTTCGTACACAGCCACAACTCTTAGCATTACCGGATAGTAAAGAATTAGAAGTAGGATAGCATTTATTGCCACATTCACAAAGGCATTCCCATATAAGTAATTTATGCTTGTTTCTTCCTACAACCTTTATAGCAGTTAACTTACCAAATACCTTATTAGTTAGGTCTTTAGCGATTAGGCTTCTATTGTAACATCCGCAACTTGTTGTATTTCCACTATTTAAAGAACCAGTAGTAGCAATCACAGTATTTCCACACTCGCATTTGCATAGCCACTGGACCTGCTTTTTCTTATATCTACCGTATTCTGAAATTACAGTTAGTCGTCCAAACTTCTGACCAAGTAAATTCTTTTTCATAATCATTGTTTTAGAGTGAATAATGAAGGCAGCCCTAAAGTCGTGCAGGCTGCCTTTTGATAATCGTGTGTCATTTTTTTAATATCAGCTTATACAAGCCTGTGGTTGGCGCCCCAAATACCGGAGCACTACCGTCTATTGCCATTCGTTTGCGTTCTTCACGAAACACGTCTTTCAACTTCTCTATCTTACTTTTCAATCTGGATTCTGCACGGCAGCATCCGCTTGCCTCTTCAAGCATGAAGTCGTTAATCACTTTGATTAATCCCTGTACATAAAGGTTGTTCGCATCAATTACTAATTCTCTTGTTTCCATGTTCATTCATTTTATGTGTTAGTACTCTACAAATCGCTTTATAAACTTGCGTTTTCTCAAATCTATTCAGTATTGATATTTTTTCAGTCCCGAAAGTCAATTCACCATTTCTGAACTGATATATGTTAATTCGTCCACCTACCGTATTATGCCGGTATATCTTTACTTCTTGATTTTCAGCTATTAGTGTCATAATCATTTCTTTTTTAAATTACCACTGCTTTACCTGTTCTTTCAATTCGTCATACTTACCATTCATAAGCATCTCAACCTCACGATGAAAATTTATATCAGTCAAACGATACTCGACCAAAGCACGTTTGTACGCATCGCCTTTTTGATGAGTATTAATAAGGCGTATCATCTGTTCGGCATACAAGCCATAACCGTTTTTACGATTGAGGTTCACAGCCCTGCGCATATCGCTTTCTCTTAATTGTATCGTTGCCATAGTTATGCAATTTTGATAAGGTTACACTTCTTGAAACACCTGTATCCTTCTTTCTCTGTGTCCCAGTACACTTGCAGATTGTCATTCGGCTTTCTGCCTGTACCTTTCACCTCACCAATTAACCCCTCTTTGAGAGTACCAAACGCTTGACGTAGCGTGCCGTCAGTCTTTTTGAAGTAGAACTCTACTATCTTCACTTTCAAAGCCGATTTCAGCTTCAAATTAGTCCATGCGCATTTTAACGCTTCACTCATTGAATAACCGTTCTTGCGAACAAAAGACCATGCCATTTGCATTACCTCTTTCATCTGACTTCTAAACTTTGTGCTCATACTACTTATATTTTATGTGTTAATACTATTTTGTTGTACTTTCATGATGCAAACATACTACTTTAATAGTATAATTCAAAAAGAAAAGAACTATTTAATTGGTATATTAACCTTATTTAATACTATTATAATAGTACAATACACAAAGAAACGTACCTTTGTATAAAATTAAAGTACACGATTATGAATCTAAGAATAACAGAACATTGTAAGTCACAAGGCATTACTTTGCAAGACTTAGCAGATAAAATGGGGATAGCTCGTTCTACTTTGGCTAATACTTTATCCAAAGGCAATCCTACCATTGAAACCCTTTCCAAAATAGCGGATGCCCTCGGAGTTGAAGTAACAGACCTATTTGAAAAATCTTCCGACGAAGTAGTCGGAGCTGTCCGGATTGGAGACAATACCCATGTTATCAATAGTAAGGAGGATATTAAGAAGTTAGCGGAAAACCTTTAAAAATAAAAAAAGACACGATTATGGCTTCATTTTCTGAAAGATATGGTTATACTAAACCATCAGACGTAATTATTAGAGAAAAAATCACCCCCGAAATACAAAATGCTATACTAAGTTGCTTTGACAGGCTGTACAAAAGGATGATTTTTGATAAATATCTCAGTGGATACTATCACGAAATGGAGATGTATTTATGGACAAACTTCTTAAATAGAAGAGATTCAGAATTAAAACAATACCAAAGTGTTGCAACAGTATATATTGAAAGTCCAGTTAATTTATGGTATAACAAGCTAAATGTAATAGAACTTTGTATTAAAGTTTTATATCATTTTGCAGAATCTAAAAAATTAAGCCAACTTGCTGTGTCTGCTGATATTTTTGTTGGGGAGTTATGCCGTGAATTTAAACGGCTCAATTTTGCTTACCGAATTGTAAATAAAGAAATCGTAGAAATTACCTCAGAAGAAGAGATTGTTACAATAGAAGAAGCTCTAAGTAGTAACAAGAATAATATTAAAACCCATCTTAATAAAGCATTAGAACTTTATGCTCAGAAACCAGCTGGAGATTATCGCAACTCCATCAAGGAATCTATTTCAGCAGTAGAAGCAATATCACGGGATATTACAGGAGAAAATACGCTCAATTTCAAAAAGATGGAGGAAAAAGGTGTTATCCTTCCTTCTGTCTTAAGACAAGCTTTTGAAAAACTATATGGCTACACAAATGATAAGTCAACAGGTATTCGCCATGCTTTAATGGATGATACTAATGCACCTCAAGCTGAAGAAGCTCTATTCATGCTTGTATCATGTAGTGCATTTATCAATTATCTGAATAAGAAAGTTAAATAAGAATCACTAAACGCCACATGTAGTCGCCAAACTGAGTGAGAACGTTTAAATAGTAAATATACTATCTATTAAAAGGATAAATTATGATTGATGAGATCGCTTTTTCATATTCGGAACTAATAGTTGGCATTTTAGTTTTTATATCCACCATTTTAGGGTTTATAATAAAAGTCCAACACGATAAAATATTATCAATAAAGAACCAAATATCTGATAAAAAGTACCATGTATATAATGAAATTTTTTCCATATTCTTCGATATAATGAGGGAGGGAAAAGGATTTACAAAAAAGATGAAACCAAATGATTTACCTGACAGAATTATTAATGTAAAAAAGGATTTACTCATTTACGGAACTGATGAAATCATAAATAAATTCACAGAGTGGAATGTAAATTGCAGTAATCCAAATCAGATGTCTAATTTTCAAAACTATCTTGCTTTGTTTATTCTTATAAGAAAAGATATGGGATATAAAAAGAGTAAACTAACAGAAAAGGATATCTTAAGAATAATAATGGGTGATGATGGTGAATACAAAAAATTCTTAGAGTTGATGAAATAACATTTACAACTAAAGCCGGATTCCTCCGGCTTTTACTTTACCCACCATTTCCAAATGATGATGCGTTGAAAAAATCTGTCTATCTGGCCATTAACGAAATCGAAAAGAAATGGTACCAACCTATTTGGAATTGGGCATTGATATTTAACCAATTTATTACTATATTTGAAAACAGGATTCAAGTATAAAACCCGAATCCTGAAGTTTTCTATTTACACAAAATCGTGGACAGTGCCCACCATTCATTCCTAAATCATCCTTACTTTCGTCCTTCCGAACTCGGATTCGGCTCCGAAAACTTACTTGAAATCTTACCAAAAGTCCTATCTAAGCTCTGAGCATAAGTGACACTCTTGCCAGTATAAATAAGATGGTAAACCTCGCTACTATTAGCAGGAATCTGAATATCAACCACACCTTTATACAGCTCATCAAAGAAAGCTTTCTTCTTTGCTTGATAATCTGACTGAGAATTACCCTCGATAGTGAACGAAAGAGTTATTTCCCGCTCATCGACTTTAGGATTATTGATTATTACCCGTTTCCCATGTTCAAGTCGGCTTTTACTCTCAATAAAGTCCTTCATGGGGACGGCTGCCCCAATTACATCAAGAAACCCCTCTCCCATTCTCACACCCCATAAAGCGTAAGCATCCTTGTTATTTATCAATAATTCATTCATAGACTATAATTTTGCTGTATTCTTTTTAACTTCTGCTATATCTCTTTGCATCTGTTGAATAGGTTTGACGATTGCCCCTGTATTCTCCGAAATCTGCACCAGTTCAAGATAAGACTGTGCTATCAAATCCCTTGTGTCGTCAGCGATATTTCTTGTCTCTGTATTAACAGAGAGTATAGTGTCAGCCTTGGCGGTTAACAAGTTCAGAGATTGAGATTGAATTACATTCTGATTCTTGACTTCTTCCCCTGCAATCTGTAAAGCAGTAAACCTACCACTTAGTTCTCCGGCGTCCTCATGCGTCATTTCGGTACCAAACCCTCTGGAAGTCGAAGATTGGGAAGTAGATTCTTGAGAAATCTTGTCATATCCAGTTGCTGCGGCAAGCTCGTCACGAAGCTTCATGGCTTCTTCTACATATTGCATATACTCATCCTGCAAAGCCTCCCTTTCAGCTTCAGTCAGTTCATTATCCTCCATGGCGGCACCAAATTTCTTCCACCATCCTTCAAGTTTATCGCTATACAATTCACCAATCTTATTGGAAAGCATGGCGCGCATGAAGTATTCCGATATATCTTCCGCTGCCGCCTTCGCATCGTATTTCATATCCATAAGATTGTCTATGAAGCTATCATACATAGAGTCGAAAGATATTCCGGTTAGTCCTTCATACAACTTATTAGTCAGCTCCTCCATCTTACCTGCTTGGTCGATATAATCATCCAATTTTTCAGAAAGACGTTCTCCGTAACCGCCCTTCCCTGTATTCTGAATTTTCTCCCACATGTCAACATTACTGCGGAGCATTTTCATCTCTTCGGGAGAAAGTGACCATATATCACCGTTCCAATTTCTACCAATCTGATTGCTTAAACGAGAGATTTCTTCTTGGTTAAATCCACCCCAGTAGTAGTTCCAGCTATGATGAGCACTTGAATATCTAGCCTGTTCCTGTGCAATTTTTTTATAGTTTTCTTCCGTCTCTTTTTGCAGCTTCTTTGCATCGGCATATGCAGAAACAGACTTTGTTCCCTTGCTGGCTTCCATTACATCTGTCAAATCCTCAATGGCGGTCTGTAGTGTTCCATTTCGGTCTGTCAGTCTGTTGATAGCTTCCTCGACCTCTTTTTTGTTACCACCAATGCCAAACAAGGAATTGAATCCTCCGAATGAAATTGCATTTAGAATATTACCTATGCCATCTCTTAAAGACCTACCAATTGTAACAAACAAGTCTCCAGACAAAACATCACTAATAATGCCGCTAACAGCATTCAAGACAGCATCTAGCAGACCGCCAACAAGATTGCTCAATCCGTCTTTGAGCACGTCAATGATGGACAGAATCCATCCGACAATGGGAACCTCCTTAAGGGAATCAGACGTTTTACCTATCACATCTTTGAATCCGTTCACCGTCTTGATAATTCCACTATATGCGTTATATAATCCGCCCGAAGACAGTTGTTGCAACCCTCCCAACAAGTTCTCCATGCTCGCTTTCAGCTTAGTAGCGGTATCGGTCATGTTCTGCTGGGCCTGGTTGGCGATATCCGTTTGCGTCTTTACGTTGGCAGATGCAATGTCAGCATTCTGCCGTGCTATATCAAGGGCATTCGCGGTAGCCTGCTTTTCCTCTTCAGTTCCATCCTTCTGTGCCTTGGTGTAGTCCTCTTGCGCTTTTTGGAGCTTGTCCAAAGCCTCCGTTTCGATTTCTACTGCATTGATACGATTTTGTTCCGCTGTCTGATAGGCTTTTACATCCTCACCAAGTTTCTTGAAATTCACTCCACTGGCACCGCCCAAAGACTTTTCCATCCGGTTGATAGCGTCAATCAATGATTTCTGACTTGCCTGATCGGAGTTATTAAACTCATCAGTCCGGATATATTTCTTTGCTTCTTCCAAAGTAGGTTTAATCAGATCAGAAAACATGGAACCAAATTCTCCGAACACAGTCACCCAGTCGATATTGGCTTTAACAACTTCAGTCTCTTTGTTTTGGATGGCGATGTCACGCTGTTTCTTCAATATCAAACGCTCGCCTTCATTCTGAGCCTTTTGTATCTTCTCGGCATATTCTTGGGCGATGCCGAATTTCTGTTGCTGGAATGTGCCATACTCTTTCAAGTAATCATTCAACGCCTGCTGTTCAGTTTTAAGTTGTTCTTTTGTTACGTCAGCAATATTTTTATCTCTCTTATTTTCAGCATTAGTGTAACGAGCTGAAATCTCTATAGATTGTTCAGGGGTCAACTTTCCACCTTGCTTTTCTGACAGGTCTTTCTCCTGTTTTTTAATGGCGTCCAGTTCTTTTTGATAATCCAAATCTATCTGTTTCAGTTTCTTCTCCGTACCTTCTTTCATCAAACTGACTTCATCCTGCTGGTTCTGGCGACGAAGAGAAAGAAGTTCCTCGGCAGACTTTTGCTGTTCTTTCTTCTGTTTTTCAGAAGCCTTTTCTTGTTTGGAAGACGAATCGTAAACTTTCAGTTCTTTTTCAGCCTCCTTTAGCTTCTTAACATTATCCTTGTAACTCTTTACTACGGCTTCGTCTATCCCTTTAAACTTACCAGCGTCCATTAATTTCTTTTGAGAAGACGCAATGGAGTTTAAAGCGGTTTCAGCTTCTTTCTTTTTTGTTTCCCAATATTTCTTATTTTTAGATTGCTTTTCTCTTGCAGACTGCAATGTCTCAAGGGATTTCACAAATGAAGATACTTCATCACGTGAAAATTCCCCAATCATATCTTCTGATACTCTTGAAAGAGAAGATTTCCATTGAGATATAGCTTTTTTAAGTTCGTCATCAGAAAAATTTTTAGCTTCTTCAATGCGAGCATTTATATAGTCGGTATTTACGGCAGCTTGAGCCTCCTTTTGTTGTCTTTGAAGTTCTTTAAGAACATCATTAGCCTCATTGATAGCCTCTTTACTACCCGACATCCCTGATACATATTCTTCTTGATTCCTAACTTTGGCATTTATGGAAGCAAGTTTTTCCTGATTGCTTTCTTTTTTCCGCTTAGATTGTTCCTCGTTAAGGTCTTTCTGCAACTGAATCAAATTTGTCAAATGCCCTTCCTCATCAATATATTTTTCGATGATTCCCGGATATGCCTTTTTTAGTGATTCTATTGCAGCATTGCGGTTTGCTGTAGCTTCCGCTTCATCGCCTGCGACAGAAATAAGACGTTGAATTTCTTGCCTGTGAGATTCTTCTTTTCGTATAGCATCTTCTTTTGAAGCATTATACCTTTCTTGTACTTCTTGTGCTTCAGTTGTTCGTTTGCTAAATGCCCACACAGCAGAAGCTGCGCCAATTGCCACCGTAGCCAACAAGACATACGGATTTTTCAACATGGTAGCATTCAGTAATGCCTGTGCTTTCTGCGCTAATAATATTCTTCCACGCATAATTAATGTTGCCGCAGAATGACCATTTTCAGCAGCAGTAACTAACATTACGGCAGTCCTATACGTCCCGTAAGTAACCACCAATCCAGCAAGCACCTTTCCGACTGTCTCATAGTTTTCAATCAGCGAAGTAGTCATTTGAATACCATCCATAATTACCCCTTCTGACTTCTGCCCTAGTTCGTTAAACACAGAATCCAAAGCATCCTGCATCATAGATAGCTGACCGTTTATCTCCTTTGAAGCATTCTCGGACATATTATAGAACCGACCGCCTGCGGAAGTGGCGTCAATAAACGCCTGTTGTACCATTTCTGCGGAAATAGCCCCCTTAGACATCTCATCTTTGAGTGTGGCAATAGACTTCCCTGTCTTTTCAGCTATCATCTGTAAGGGGTTGAATCCGGCATTAATCATCTGATTAAGGTCTTGCCCCATCAGCTTACCTGCTGCTGACATCTGAGAAAAAGCCAAAGTAAGAGAGTTAAACTTCTGTGTATTCCCCATAGAAACATCACCAATAGCTTGTAAATAACGTGGTACTCTTTCAGCTTCGATATTAAACCCTAACATCATCTGTGTAGCGGCAGTGACATCTGAAAATTCCAAAGGTGAAATCTTTGCATATTCACGTACTTGCACCATGAGCGCATCGGCTTTCTCCTTGCTACCTAACAATGTTTGAATAGCAGTATCGGCCGCTTGAAACTCACCACGCACACGGATGATTTCAGAACCTAACGCTTTCAGTACGCCAGCACCACCAATAACCGCCAGTACTTTCTTCCAAGAGATAGTGATGCCTTCGTTAGCCTCAGTAACACCTTTTGCGTCACTCTTGTAAAGAGAGTATTCATCACGGAGTTTCTTTACGGAAAGACGAGCTTCCGCCTGCTGTTGAGTCAATCCAAAAAGAGCCGCTTTTTCTTCATCTAAAACCTTTCGGGCAGCATTATATTCTTCTAACTTACTGTTTGCCGATGTAGGGTTACGTTTCAAGGCGATGCGATAAGCATCTCCCAAACGTTTTATATCCGCTTCAATATCCTTAACCACCGCCTTTTGAGCAATGATTTTTTCTGTAAACCCATTTACTGATTGGGAGGCATCGAAGATTTTCTTTTTGAAGCTGCCCTCCATCATCGCTCCGGCTTTGGCGGCTTCATTTACCAATCCATCCATCTTTTGAGTGGATGCGGACAGTTGGGTATTCAGAGTCTTGAAAGCAGCGGGAGATTGCGTACTATCCATGCCCTTTAACTCCTGCTTTAACTTCACTATCTCATTACGGAGTCTTACAACCTCTTCCCAGTCACTTGCTACCTTGAAATATAATTTTGCCATACCTATTTTCTCTTTCTACGATTCGCCAATTCCTTACCACTGATTTTCTTTACTTTCTGACCGCCATATACGGCATGAAGTTTGTCCCGTTGCATCATCAATAAATTTCTATAAGGGATAACCTCAAAAACTTCCGTATATGTCAAATGAAGCGTATCAATCAAATGGGCTATCTGCCCGAAGAACGTTGTGTTTCCTACTGTTTCGGCTTGGCTGCCAGCATCGACACGTTCTTCATCGAGCTGACACACTGAAAAGCCGAAATATCCATCATGGAAAAACACGCTTCCAACGCTTCTTTGATTTCTTCAAAGGTTCCGTTCTCCAATGTCTTAGCCAAATCTTCACTACCACAAATGAAGCATGAAATACCTTCCAACATATCTTCAGTAGTTTCGGGAAGTTCCTTGATGGCTTCCATGATGTTATCACCAGTCATACCTATATTAGAGAAATGCCGTATTGCTCGGCAAATCACCTTGATTGTAGGAGGTTTGATAGTATAAATCATTCCTCCTATCTCCACATTTTTAAAATCTAAACCCAACAGAGCATCAGATACTATTTTAGCTGCTTGATTCATAATATTTAAATTAAAATGGCGGTGAGCAATCACCCACCGCCATCTGAAAACAATCTTTCGCCCTATAAACTTATGCGGTCAATGCTTTAACAGCATCTTCATCATAGTTGTATTCAGAAGACACGCCTTCTACTGTTGGCGTTTGTACCAAACCACGAACAGCGATAGCAATTGCCTTATCGGTATTTGCTTCACGGGCAACAATCTGTACGTTAGGGAAGATAAACCAAACATTGTCTTCTGTCAAGCAAAAAAGAGCCTTATTAATGACATCTTTAGTCAAAGGACGTTTCCAACCTACGGCAACCTTATTTGCATCTGCACCAGTTTCAACAACCGCTCCACCCATGAGGGCCGCTTTCGTCTTCCAATCGTACTGACCGATAGAGAAAGCAGGAGTAATATCACCAAGAGTTGTATCATAACGGTAGTTCTGACCGTTCAACTGGTTCTTGTAACCAGTTACAGATGCTTCCGACTCTTCAATCTGCCAAGTTTCCCCATGTACATTTTGTACTTCATTTTTGGCAGTGATAGCTGCCGAAATTAAAGTCTTAGCGATTTCGGGGGTAATGTCTGCCGTAACTACATTTGTGTCGGCAAACAAGATTCTTTTAATTCCTACTGCTGAAATCATAATCCTATAGTTTTACATTTAATACTTCAAATAGAATTCTTACATTCACATAATGACACTTCAAAGCTGTGTCTGCTTCCGTACCGATTGATTCGATTGAGTAACGATAGGCTGTGCCGTCATAGGTGCTTACCATATCGTCGAATAGCTTGTTGGCTTGCCTTTCAAGCTCATTCAGACGGATAGAGTTCGCTTCATTCTCACTCAAATTAGGCACACAGATATTCACCTCGGCAAAGGACTTCTTCCAATATATTTCCGGCTGTTGCTTCTTCGTGTGGATGACAATCCTTTCGGACTTCAATTCACCCGTTAGTGTTTTTCCTGCCGGTACTATGTCTATCCCGAAATCCTTGCAATCCCGGTAGAGAATGTTTCCTATGTCGGTAGTTACTATCATTCAAATTCTTCTTTTAATCGTTTCTCTGCATATAAAGCGGCACCACTCAAAACATCAAACCCCTTGGATTCCACGAATGAAGCGTATTCCGCTTCGTTTTTCAGCGTCAAACCGTCTTTATCGACATCGTAATCATTGGACGTTCTCAGAGTGAGTGTGTGGTCTTGATAATTACCGTGTTCCTCTGCGTATCTCACAGCTTCATCGCCCACATCAATCATCTTCTTCTCGACTTCCCATTCGCCTTCATTGAAAAAGGAATCGGCATCTGAAAAATCGAAATCTACATCCATAATTCCGAGTAGTTAAAGTAGTTCATACTCTTCACCGTATAAACCTCGCCTTGCCCTCTCAAATTATCGCCATCCATGCAACGGACCTCATCCCCTGCCTTGACAGTGATTCTCTTCTCGCACACCACACGGTAGTTAGGACGATACACAGAACCGTTATCAGACGTAAACTCTTTGGTAGTGTTATCATCACAACGGCACTTACATACATCCTGCCAGCATTCACCACCGGTGCCGGGAATAGGTCTTCCGAACTCATCCTTATCCATTGGAGTGATTACCTTTACTTGTAATATGTGTGGGATGAATATCATAAGAAAGTGCATTTAGGTTTGTTGCTTAACTCGTCTTTCAATCCGTACTTCTTGCACAGGAATGAATAGTAGTCCTTGATACCTTTAATGTCCCAAGACATCGAGAAACCGCTTTCACTGATTGAAGTGGCACGAAGCAATAGAGAGGGGATGAATTTCGCAATCGCCACGGAGACACGACCGTGACAATCCGCGTTCATCTCATCCTCTCCGCTTATCTCCGCATTTAGACACATATCCAAAAGGTCAGCTTCCGACAACTGAATGCCGAAAGACTGGAACTTCTGTGATATGTATTCGTTGACCGTCATGTTAGCAGGGTGTAATCAGTTTACTATATGCGGTATAGCTGTAATGGGTCAAATATCTCGACTTGAACACGTACCGAAACGGGCATTTAGGGACTGAAATCTGTTCCCCTTGCGTTGCCGTAATAGTCGTGTGAACAGCCGGGGTGTCTGCAATCAAAAAGATAGGCTGCGGAGCGGTAAGCACAACGCAATCAGCAGGAACAGCTTCCAAAGTAATAAACTGAATGTCCGGCAAGCCGACATCAGCCGCAGCCAGTTCTGATTTACACGGAATACGTTCACTAACACTCGATGCCTGTACACTAAGCGAAACCAAAGACATCATAAATAAGCCACACATGGCAAAAATAAAATTCTTCATTTCTTTTCTGATTTATAAAATTAGACAACGGAAGGGTAGAGTAAACTACCCTATCCTTACTCAATTCCTAATGCTTCTTTCAGCTTGGCAGTTGATTCTTCATCAAATTCTGCAACCTTACCCAAAAGAGTTTCTTCTTTCATGTTACCGGAAGCCTGCACGCCGATAGACTTTAAAGCATCAACCAAAACCTTTTTATCAAACTCTTTTTCAAAAAGGGAGATTTTAACCTCTTTCTTTTCTTCGGGAGCCTTCACTTCGGGAGTTTTCACCTCAACCCGTTCGGCAAGCCTGCGGCTCTCCATGTCCATCACACGCGATTCCTCGCTGACTTCAATCACTTCACCAGGAGTATAATACTTACCGGTGAACTTGTCGCGAAAAACAGATATAACCCTTATTTTCATAGTCACCTCCTTATGCTGATTGGATTGATGCAATCTCGCTCAAGTCGATATTGGTAATCAAATCCGGATTGGAAATCTGCGGAATCCACTCTGCCGTATATTCCATATAGCGACCGTTTTTGTCGCGATAGTTGGAGATAAGCATCTGACCTTCTGACGGGATATAAGTACGTCCCTGTACCGGGTCGGCCGCTTCATACGGGGTATGGTGGCGCATATAACCGATTTGGTCAGAGGGTAGCAGGGTAATACGATTATCTGCGTAAATCTGCACGTTCTTTCCCGTTTGATCTTTCACGTAATCTTCCTTGATTTCAATACGCGGCAGGCCGATACCGGTGAACACTTCGGAAGCCAAAGAAGAGGAAACCAAGCCTGTACTCAATTTCATTTCGTTAGTACCGAGAATCATCTTATATTGCTCTCCAAACTCGGATGAACCAAGAACATGCTTATTGAAAGATGCACGTGTCATAATCATCTTGGCATAAACACCAAAGTCAGGAGCCAAAGAATGAAGTTTCTCTCTCAAATAAGAGATAAACATATTCTTTCCGTCTACAATCACATCGCCACTTATCGGCTTGATAAAGTTGAACGGAAGGGTAATTTCCAACAGTTTATTATTGGTCTGACCGGAAGTAATTGCAGCATCCTTGTTATAAACGGTGGCTTCACCAAGCATCAACAAGGCACCAACAATAATATCCATGCGTTTGTGAGCAGCAAGGGTAATCTGACGGTAATCATCTGCCAGGAAGTTTACAATCTCTTCCATTGCGACCTTTTGATCTGCCGTTTTAGCTACATTGAACTTGTCAATTAAATCCTGCAATTCAGAAAGACGGTCAATAGACATCTGATAAGCATCACCCAAATAGGCAATCTCACCATAGCCGGAGCCGATATTTCTACGTTCACGAATAGGTTTCTCTCCAAAACGTGAATTGATAGAACCGGCCATTACCCCAGTTACAGAGCCGATATAATCTTTGAACACACGAGTAGTTACTCTACGGAAAGTAAGATACTGCTGCCAATAGATTGTGTCTTTACGTGTCTGGTTCACACGTCTAATGATAGCGGAAACAATGTTCGCATCATCGAATAATGTTTGAATCGTTAAAAACATATCCTACCTCCTTATTCGTTAAATTCAAACCATCCCTTCGTGTTGGCTTTATCGTTCTCGGAGAACGGCATAACCAATTTTGAAGGCTCAATTTCTGCGGCTGTACGAAGCAATGAAACCAGTGTGATTCCATCCTCAACCTTTGTCCGGTTGTACAGAGCCGAATTTGCCACGTGCTTCTGCTTCAAACCATCAACCGCAACCGCCTCAAAGAGTACCGCATCTTTGGCGATATTCTCACCAAAAGCAGCCTTGATTGTCAATACATCATACACTTTGTTGGTCTTGTCAATAGCCGTTACTTCCGCACCTTTCGTACCGCTTCCGATGAACATACCCACGTATGCCAAAGAGTTTTTGGCTACCTTGATGGACAATGCAGCATCACCGGTTGCGTATGCTTCCACTACTTCCACATTGATTACCACATAAGCGAACTTGTTTTTCAAATCCGCACAAATCGGTGTAAATCCGGGAAGAAAACTTCCCACTACTAGGTTCTGCGTATCGAGCTTGAACGGGCCACGTCTACGGATGCCTGTCTGGACATCGTAACGTTCCTCTTGCTCAACATGCGGAACCAAGTCATACTTAAATCCTGCTGACATAATTAATTCTTGTTTTGTTCAACAATAGCATTCGTTCCCTCGTCAATCATCTTGGCGATAGATTCAGCTTCTTTCTCAATCTTCGTTTCTGCTGATTCGGGAGGGGTTACACCGCTAAAGCCAACATTGGCAAGTTCCTGCTTTGCGTCCTTGAAATAAGTATCTAAGTCCGCATCATCAGGAATTGCATAACGCTTTGCGAATGTTTCTGGAATACCATACTCCTTTGCCTTTGCCATAATCTGCTCCTGCCGGGTAGCTTGTAACTTCTCTGTCTCGAATTGAGCGAGCTTATCAGAAAGAGGTTTAACGGCTGCATTCACTGCGTTGGCAATAATAGTCGCCATATCGTCCGTCTTATCTTCCGGCTTCGGATTAGGGTTAGGATTGGGATTAGGGTTCTCAATTGGCTTACCGTCTTTAAGGTTATGCCTTTTCTCGTAGTTCAATACAGAAGTACGGGTAGCATCCCCGGCACGGAAATCGCCATAGGAATTTAACACGTCCGAAAAGCTGATACCCTCCACGATGGAGTTTACCTTTGTCTCGTCCGTTACACCCTCTGCCTTTTTAGTAGCGATTCGGGTTAAGATAGCAGTGTCCACCCCAGTGAATTTCTGTTGCAGTCCTGCCAAGATTTGTTCTAAGATTGTCATACCGTATGAATTAAAATTTGAGATTCAATTTGCGGAAGTAAAAATACTACCAATACAGATGATTGATAAATATTTAGGCTTCCCATTCACGACAATCAATCCATTGTCGTAAATACGATATAAAAGTAAGAAGTAACTGCGTGGAAGGGAAATAATTAAGTGGTGTATAATTCACCAAGAAAGGATTGTGAAGAAATAGAATAAAAAAAGACTCAAATCACTAAATAATAGAACCAAAATAATAATACTGAAAAGAAAAACGACTTTTATACCCATCAGGTGGAGGTCGTTATATTGGAATGTGAAATTGATAGCTTTTCGGAACTGTAATCTATTTCGGGTGGCACTCCCGCCCGGCTACTTTCTTTCGTGAGCCTATGCGGGAAAGAAAGTAGCAAAGAAATCTGTTTCTACTATTCTTCAATATAGAATATATTTATTCTCCATTTTTGTTTAAAGAGTCTGTTGGCTTTATATTCATTGTATGCGATGCGTAAGGGAAAATTTGAGGCATGATACTTCGTACTAATTTACTTTCCATATCAAAAAAACATTGTGCAACAGAATCGTCAAATAAATTAGGGTCTAACGGATATAAGGCATGTGGGTTATGATAAATCACGATTCCCTCACTCCATGTTTCATTAGCATTCTCATCAACAGGGTAAACTACAACATTAGGTTTATCAGCATTTTTATCATGGTTATAAATTATCATTTGGCGTATTAATAAACTATTCCCATTACCCATTCCAGCTTGTCTACCTATTCTATTAAATTTAGATAATGTTGCTGTTGATGAAAAGAGTATAGCACTAATATTTTTATTGGCTTTGTCTAAAAAGAAGCCCGCAGGAATTTGTGTACCATTACTTTTCTCGAAAAAATCTATTTTTACTGGATTAATTATTAGTTCTCCAGTTTCTGAGTGTTTGTAATTATTGTACCTATATCCATATAAGTATTCTAATAATGAATTAAATGTCCATGTCATAGACATAGTGTCGTGAAAATCTGCAATAGCTATAAGGAAAGGTTTTTTTTGTACATGTTCCTTTTCCCAATATTTCTTTTTAACCTTATCATAGATTGCACTTCCAAACATCAAAGGAACATTATTTTCTAACTCGGAAATTATTTCATCTGGCGATTTGGGCTCGTAATCTGTAATATGTTTTGTGTTTTCTGTTTTCCTACTTATTGTTACTGCTTCGATAGCTATTTCTTCATCCATTTTATTTATAATAAAATCAGGGGCTTCAAAGTCTCTTTTAAAAGAAAAAGATTGTTCCCTAAAAAAACAGAATAGATATAATTCAAAGATACGAGAATCAAAGCCATTTAGTGACTGAAATTGGTCTATAAAATTGCCGTCAATATCTTTGTAGTGGTATGATAATTCTTTAATAACTTCTTTTGCACTTGAATAAAAATCTGATTCTTTCAGCAATTTGAAATGAGGATGAATTGTCTTTTCATTTTCCAATGCTTTAAATAAATCGAAGAATTCGTTACGATTATCATGCTGAGTAATAGTATCTTCATTAAATGATTTTTTAAGCCATTCTCTTGCTTCTGGAATAGTTGACATATCAACTTTAACTTTTGCAGCTCTATACTGCATAGACTTATCTCTTGATAAAATCCCTGCGGAGTAATTATTATCAATCAAATCTAAACAAATAAAACCTATCAAATCGCCACCATCAGTATAATACTCTAACTCTTTTGTAATCAACTTCACAAAAGGTTCTCTTGAGAACAGGGCTATTATGTCGAAATATTTTTTTGATAAAGGAACTAAATCTTTCATATAACAGTATTTTGGGGTATAACTTTAGACTACAACTTGTAGTTTTGTACAAAGTTAATCAAAAAAAACACCCAACAATAAAATGTTGAGTGTTTCTTAACATATTCATACAAAAATGTTTATTCCTCTTCCCTTATACTCCCAATACTATATTTGCATCAATATTCAACTTCCGACTTATTTCCCTCGCAACTTTCAAAGTTGGTTCACACTTCCCAGAAATATAATCACTAAGACGTGAAGGGCTGACACCTACTAATTTTGCAAGTGATTTTTGATTCAGTCCCATTTCGTACATACGAAGCTTAAGAACATCAACAAGTGAAGGTTCTCCCAAAGCAAAATGTTCTTCGGAATAATCAGCAACCAAATTAGAAAGTAGCTCCAATTCTATGCTATTCGGGTCGTTCAATGGGGTATCATCCTTCACCAATGGAAGAAGCTCCTCTACTCTTTTTACCGCCCATTCATATTGGGCTTGATTTTCTATCTTTGTCATAATTCTAAATATTAGCACAGTCTATTTTATCATATTCTTTATGAGTACCAATAAAGCGAATATACACAAACTGAATAGTGAACTTAATCACTACTACCAAACGATAGTTATTACCTTTGATATTGAAAACATAGTGTTGATTACCTACATTATCAACGCTATTAAAGGTTTTCTTAACATCGGCAAAGCAAGTCCACTTGCTTTGCTTTACAATGGTAGTCCATTCTTGCAAAGCGACCTTTGAATCGGGATGGTTCTCTGCATATTCTTTTAATGCTTGTTCGGTAAATATTCTCATTGGTTACTCAATTATCGTATGACAAAGATATGAATACAATTCTATATTTCAAAATTATATTCTAATATTTATAACCAATACACATAAAAATTAGTGGCAACTCTTTGCATCACCGAATGAGGTTGGAGGGAATAGCTTTCTCTGCCCCAAATGCGAAGCAAAGTTGAAGTTAGTAGAAGACACAGGTGTATAAAACCAAAAAGGCGTGAATAGCCGAAGCCTCACGCCTTAATTTTGAATTTAAAAGCTCTGAATTTATAAAGTCGCAGATTGTAACTCTGCTCCGATATTCTTTATAGATTTACTTTAAGTTCTTTGCCAGTAAGGGCAAAATATAGATTCTGAAGCTGATGCAAATATTTTATTTTTGCTTCAACAGGCATTTCTATATCCCTATTAGATACTGAACTCATAACGATGAAAAGACTTCCTTCACCATTTAACTTTATCCCTACCCCCATTTTATCAATCACATTTCTCGAACAGAACCAACCATCAATTAATTTGAAGCTATTTTTATTAAAAAGATCGGGGCACAAAGGAATAGGTTCCACTAGGTGAATATCACACGGATTTCCATTTTGTTTTTCTAAGCTCACGTAACTGGGTTGTATCATAAATACTTGTTTTGCAACTTTTTGTTGCGTTCGGCTGTCTACCTTATAGACATAATTACCTAATCTTAAATCGTTTGCATTAATCATAATCTTATTATTTCAGTTAAAAACCCAACATCGCAGCCGGAGGAATATTCAATACCCGACAAAGTAATCTTGCTATCTTTAAAGTCGGTTCTGAACGTCCAGCGATATAATCATTCACCCGTGAAGGACTTATTCCAATCTCACCAGCAAGTTGCTTCTGACTCATTCCTTTTTCTTCAAGAGATAATTCTATCAATTCTGCAACAGTTGGTTTTTCTATTGGGAAGTGCTCCTTTTCGTAAGCTATCACAATGTCGGACATAACTGTAAGTTCCACCGCATTCTTATCGTTTGCAGGGGTATTATCATCAACCAATGGCAGAAGTTCCTCTACTCTTGCCAAAGCAAATTCATATTGTTCTTTACTAACTTTATTCATATCCTGTATCTTAAATGGTTGAACAATCTATTTTATCATATTCTTTATGGGTGCACACTTTCCGAATAAAAATATAGCCCATTGTAAACTTTACAACTACTATCAGTCGATAATTGTTACCTCTAATATTGAATACATAGTGCTGATTGCCTACATAATCAGCAGCAGGAAAATCTACTTTAATATCAGATAGGTTTTTCCATTCTGCTTTTTCTGCTATATCATACCAACGTTCTAAGGCTATGCGTGAATCTTCATAGCCTTTCGTTTGGTAGAACTCTTTCAATTTCTTATGTGATACAATTCTCATATCTCATTTATTTGATGCAAAAATACGAATTTATTTTGAATTATAAAACTTTTATAGGGTATATATTTTATAAAACAGAATTTACCAACAAAAAAGCGGAACTAAATTAGCTCCGCTCAATAGTACGATAAGAACATGAAGTAATGAATTATCCTTTGGAGTTAGAAGACGCCGCATTGTTATTCTTTGTCGCTTGCTCCTCTTTGATTTCTGCAAGCTCCTCTTCTATCCTATCAGCATTCCCGGCAAACATGATTCCCTCACGCGTTGACCAGATGCCACCACTGACAGCGGAGACGGCAGTAGAAACCTTATCGTCAATTGAATCAATTACCAGCTAACCACCTCCTTATTTCTACTAACAAAACACTATCATCATCTTCTAAGAATAACGGAGTATCATTACCCCAATAAAAGAAATGACTAATACTGCCGTCTTTATTAGTTTTCTCATTTACTCTTCTTTTCTTAGAATATAATACTACAGTATCTCCCTTTTTAATGCGTTTATCAGGGAACCAAAAAGGCAATTCTATTTTACTGGATATTCCATCTTCCGATGTTTCTTTTGTTCTAAATGCAATAAAATCACCTAAATTACAATCTGATATTACTTTAAAAACAGACCTTTCAGAATCAAGATCACCTTTATCTTTTATATATTTAAATTCTAACATCATTTGATAAGTTTAAATTTATATACTAAGCCACCTAACATGATAAAAAGCCCTAACAAAGTTGTTATCCACCAGAATGTAGCTTCTCTTATACTAAAAGAAGCTCCAAAAAGAGCAGAACCTAAAGTTAAACAAAAGGCATAAAGCACTTCATTTCTAGTCTCATGGTTTATATCTTTTTCTAAAACAGCTTTATCTTTATCACATTTATGGTACATATCTTTATATCCTTCTAGCTTATTTCCTATCTCCTCATATTTTGTTTCCAATTTGAGATTTGCTATCTCTAATCTTTCTAACTCTGCAAGCAACATTTTTTGTGTACCAGAATTGTTCAAATCATCAGGAGATAAATCTCGGGGAAGATTCTTAAAAGCTTTTCTCGTTCCAAATTGTTCAGGTTCTTTTTTCTTTTTATCTATTACAGGTTCTATATCCTTTTCATCTTCTTGACTCATAACAATATATTGATTTAAAGTTTTCCAGCTAAATTCTTCACATCTTCCGCAGACTTTACTTCATGCACGGTATCTCCGACCTTTACGAAGCCGATAATATTACTGGCATTCGGCTTTTCAAATAGTTCGGCAATAGGAACATTTAATGTATTCGCAATCTTTTCTAATGTTTGCAACTGCGGATATTCCCCTCGTAAAGTCTTATTCAGACTTATATCAGATATTCCCATTTTTTCTGCTAACTCTTTTTGAGTTATACCTTGCCCTTGACAAAGTTCTTTTATCCTTGTTCTAAAGTCCATAATACTATATAGTTTTATTCGACAAAATTAGATATTTATACCATATAATACAATTATATGGCTAAAATAAATCTACTTAGTTTTATTTTTAACATTATTTATTACTTTAAATATTGCAAAATTAAACTAATTAGTTTTACTTTGCAATATCAAATTAAACGAAGTAGTATAATTTAAAACATATAAGTAGTATGAGCACAAAATTTAGAAGTCAGATGAAAGAGATTATGTCAATGGCATGGTCTTTTGTTCGCAAGAACGGTTATTCAATGAGTGAAGCATTAAAATGCGCATGGGCTAATTTGAAACTGAAAGCAGCTTTGAAAGTGAAGATAGTAGAGTTCTACTTCAAGAAAACCGATGGCACGTTACGTCAAGCCTTTGGCACTCTCAAAGAGAATCTTATCGGTGAGGTGAAAGGTACAGGCAGAAAGCCGAATGACAATCTGCAAGTGTACTGGGACACAGAGAAAGAAGAGTATAGATGTTTTAAGAAGTGCAACCTTATTAAAATCGCATGACTATGAAAAAGAAAAATATGGCAACAGTTGAGATTGAATGTTCAAATACACATTCAATACCCATATTCAGTGACTTTTTAAATGAAGTACAAAAGCGGTTTGATATTGAGAAAGAAGCTAAGAACGAGTTATATTCTTTTATCATACAGATGGGGTTGTTAGAGCAATTTAGAGAGTTCTCTCAGCATTATAAGGGCGTGAATCATCATGCTGCGTGTATTGATATGCTTGCAGTGTAATTCTTAACACGATTATCCAAAGGCAGTCTTCGCACGACTTTAAAGGCTGCCTTTTATTATTAACTTTTAAACTAAATGATTATGGACGAAATTTGGAAAGACATTGAAGGGTACGAGGGTCTGTACCAAGTATCAAATTTGGGCAGGGTGAAATTTTTAGAGAGAAGGGTTGCCAGTGGAAATAGTGCATCCAGAGTTATTCGGGAACACATCGTAACTCCAAGTCTTAAACGTGGGTATCATCGTATCAGACTGTGTAAAGAAGGCAGTAAATGCTTTTTCTTCGTTCATAGACTTGTTGCTGATGCGTTCATCCCAAACATAGAAAATAAACCTACCATAAATCATAAAGACGGTATTCGCAACAATAATGTTGTTTCTAATTTAGAGTGGGCTACATTCCACGAACAGATAGTACATAGCTATAATGTGTTGCACAGAAAAAAGAGCATGGCACATCTTGGTAAATTCGGCAAATACCATAACCGTTCTAAAGCTGTATATCAAATAATAAATGGCGATGTAATAGCTGAATTTGGCAGTATAAGAGAAGCGACAAGGGTAACTAATATAAGCAGTCCAAGAATTGGCAGATGCTGTAGAGGAATACAGAGCGAAGCAGGTGGCTATCAATGGAAATTCAAAGAGGAGTGAAATCACTCCCCTTTCTTTATGATTTGCTTCTGCATTTCAGCGCTTCTCTTTTCTTCTTGTTCTTCTTTTATTTCTGCAATTTCTTCTTCGATTCTGTCTACATTTCCAGCAAACATTACCCCATGTCGTTGTGACCATACACCACCCGACACAGCTTTTACAGCTACATTGACCTTATCTTCTAAATTGTCAAGGCGATACGGAACAACTTCTGTACCAATATCTATCGTTTCAGATGCTTTGTTAAATTCAGATGGATTTATAGAGCCTAAAGCAGACACAATGAAGTTTACACGTCTTTGCAAGAACTCACCTATCACCTCGGCATGATTTTGGACTTGCAAATGTGTCGAAAGGAACACGTAATCGAAAGCCACTCCCGACAAGGCATTTCCGGCACCGCTCAACTTTTCAAAACTGATTTGCGGTGTATTCGTCATAGAATATGCTTTCTCAAAGAGAGTTTCTACCTCAAATTTCACGGTGTCATTTGCCTGATTCCACGTCAGATATTGGGCATCTGCACCTTCCCCTGTGAGTTTAACCATCCTATCCTTAATCTTACCCATGAAGCCTTCTACATCGCCAATCAGTTTCAGCAAAGGGAAAAAGTGATAGTCGATACAATCGGCATAGTTGGATAGTAGTTTTTCCAACCGGACGCGGAAAGTCTTTATCTTCTTGCAATATTGTTCAGGACGATAAGCATAGATAACCGGCAACTTTGGAAATCCATGAGCAAAAGAGGTTCTTTCCTCATACCCTTTAGATAAGTCCCATTGATAGACCGCTTTGTCTGTGATAGTCATAAAGCAAATGATTTCAGAATCATCCATGAGCTTTTTCTTGTACTCACGGGACAGGGCAATCATCTTACCTTCATCGTTGAAGAACGGATAAAGTTTATCACCTCGGAACGGTGACCATAAAACGCTTTTCAGCTTTTTGGTCGGCTTTACCTTTCCACCGAAAGAAGTCTTTACTCTCTTCCAAAACTTCGCCCAAAATGAATCATCATCGGTTACATACCAATATTCGGCTACTTCCTGTTCGGAAAGCCAAGAACGGACAATCTTTTTGTTCTGGTACTTGATTTTGTTGGATTTGAATACAGCCTTGACAGCGTCTAATAGTTTCTTTTCGTCATCATCGGTTGGAGTACAATCCATTGACGGTTCGGTACCGACTGTAAAAGCCGTTTGAATGTTGACTATATCCTGCTCCAAAGGGATAGAAATACGGTTTACCGGTTCAGTCTTGTATTGCGCTTCGATTTCATAGGTCTTACCAGTCTTTTCATCAAAAACTTTTTCCGCTTCCTTTTCAAGAACCTTTCTATCCGGGTACTTCTCTTTGTCCACCATGATTTCATGTCGATTAGGGTCCCAGTCGGCATAAAGTTTATCACAATCCGGAAGATTTGTTTTCCGACCTTTTTTCAGATAGTAGATTTTACGGTCTACATCCGGTAATGCTAATATTTCTTCGAGTGTCATAAGCTAATATTTTAATGTCCAAATACTCCTGAATAATCTTTCGGCTTCAAAATGCGTCCTAAGATATGACCCAAGATATAGTACCTAATCGGGTCTACACAGTGATTCCAGGC